GAGAGCACGTCGAGCTCTCTTTCATCCGTAGGTTAAACTCTACGAGACATACTTAAAGGTACAACAATGTTTAAATCTGTATTCGCAGCAACTGCTGCTCTTTCCGTTTCTGCTGGTGCCGCTTTCGCTGGCCCCTACGTCAATGTAGAAACCAATGCTGGCTGGACTGGTTCTGACTACAATGGAACCGCCACCGATCTTCACCTGGGCTATGAAGGCGCACTCGGTGAGAGTGCTTCATGGTACGTTCAGGGTGGCGCTACTGTAGTCTCTCCTGACGGCGCTGAGAGCGACACTGTTCCTTCTGGTAAGGCAGGTCTTGGCGTTGCACTGACCGAGCAACTAGGTGCATACGGTGAAGTCTCCTTCGCAGGCAGTGGCGATAGCGATATCGATCGTGGATACGGCGGTAAGTTGGGCGTCAAGTACAGCTTCTGATCGTTCATATAGACACATAGACATCTAGATGTTATACTGGGGGTGCGACGGCATCCCCTTTTTTTATATGGATTATACCCCACCTGCACTTTGTATTAGAAGTATTGAACCTGCTGAAACACCAGGTAAAGTACTTGTAGATATGCCATCTCTATGGAGAGATAGTGATGCAGTAAAACCTGTAGAACTTCATAAAGAAATAGTTGACTCTATTATGAGTGAACCTTATAGTGTGCCTATGTGCCCACCAGGATGGCCCAATCCTCCTCTTACTGAGACGGAATGAAAAAATATTTTATAAACTTCATAACGAATCCAGGAACGCTGACCTCCCTCCTGTTGCTGGGAACGATAGCACTGATAGGGGTGATCCACAATGATGCTCACCTTAGAATGACCAAAGATGCAGATGCTTATGTGAGACAGTGGTGTAGATCATCAGCAGAAAACAAAAAGACCTGCATCAGTTACGGTGGAAACATGGATTACTAATGAAAAAGAAAGAAATTTTAGATCAAGTCGAATTGCTTAAACATAGAATTGATAGCTTGGAATCAGACTATTTAAAAATTTTAGTGAAGTATGCTAGATTAGAATCTGAATTAGAAATCTTAAAACAAGAGAAGGATTACTTGATTCCACACGATGGTGATATATACTAACAAGGTATGATTCTTTATTATGTCAGAATTCCCAAAAGATTGGAGATATGCTGATGATAGGATGCAAATGAGAGCAGCAGTCTTTCGTGCTCTTAGTCATCACTTAGAAGAACATTGTCGATCAGTTTATGAATTTTGTCATGACTGGGTAAGTCAAGGCAATCAAAATACAAACAACATTGAATTTTATTTTCAAAATTATTTGAAGGAGACAAAACGTGAACAAATTTATCAACTTGAAAAGTGCCTTGAACTCAATCCTAATTGGTACTTGCCTATTAGGGACGAGCCCGAGTCTGGCAAACCCTCTTAAAGATGACGAGTATTACTCTAACCATTCAATGGGATGTATGCTACTCGGTGAATGCACTGAAGGTGTAGAGAAAATCTATTCTATGTTGGATGTATCATCACAATATCCCAACCCAGAAAAGTTTACTGGAGTGACAGGTGAGTTTCATAATATGATTCACTCCTTGAATGAGATTGGAGTTAACGTATTCCTTGCCGATGAAAAGTATTTTCCAGTAGGTCATCGTGGTGTCTATCATACTGTGAGTAATAACTTCTTCTTGAACAAAGCATTTATGAGTCGTCCTGGTGTATTGATGAGTGTCATGCGTCATGAAGGATGGCACGCTGCTCAGGATTGCATGGCAGGCACGATTGATAATAGTATGATTGCTATCATCAAACCCGCAGATCAAGTGCCAATGTTATGGCGGGAAATGGTAGAACGTACCTATCCAGAGTCAGCATGGCCATGGGAGAAGGAAGCAACATGGGCAGGTAAGACAGAAGGTATGACTATGAATGCTCTCGCAGCATGTGCTGGTGGTAATATGTGGGAAGTTTATGACCCAACACCACTGACCCGTAAGTATCTGATAGATTATGGATACATTAAAGAGTAATCTATAAAATAAATAGAGCTGCCTTACTCTCAATTCATGGAATCAACCCCTAAGAAGAAAGAGGAAACCAAAAAGGAAAATAAATTTGAGTGGGCGGATGAGGGTGTATCAACTCTTGTCCGCGTTGTTATTCTTGGATGGTCAGCAGCAATTCTGACTCTTAACTATGTGTCTATTCCTGGAATTCCTCAGAAAAATATAGATCCTACTTTTATTGCTAGTGTGTTTACTGGAACGTTAGCTACTTTCGGGGTCATGCCTGCTAAGAAGAAAGACGAACAAAAACAAGCACCTACGTTGGAGAATAAAGACAAAAAAATTGATTGAATGTAATGAAATTTGAATTAGATGTTGATGACTATGCCATCATCCTCAATGCTTTACACTACTACAAAAAAGTAGAGAAGCGAGGTAATTTTAAGCAATACAATGAAGAACGTGTAAATAAGTTGAGAGATAAGATGGCATATCAATTAGTTCCAAATACATTTAGTAAAGGAAAAGACTAAAATGCAAAAATTAATCAACGCTCTCGCAGTTCTATCTTTCTTAGGAACTGCAACTATCGTAGGTGCTGGTGCATATGTTTATGTGAACAAAGATTCACTCATCGAACAAGCAAAAGAAGCAGCAACTAAAGCAGCAACAGAAGCAGTCACTAGTGCTCTTCCTGGTATGCTAGATGGACTTATGCCAGAACTTCCTGGTATGACTGGTGGTGCTATTCCTGCTGCTCCTAGCGTTGGTGGTGGAGCTCCTGCTGTAACTGGTCCTGCATTACCTTTCTGAGAATTTGCTGAGATCTGTTAAATAGGTGCAGTTATTATAATTATCATGGCACAATCAACATATAAGAATCGCCAAAAGAAAGAGGCGACTGAAACATTTTTCCTGTATGTATTCTTTCATTCTATGTGGACAGGAATTTTTAAATTATTTGAAGACTAATGCCTGAGATACCTATTATTACAGGTAGTGATATTAGTATTAAAGGTATTGATATTAATACTATATCTACCTATGACTTCAATAATCCTTCAACATCACTACCATTAGCAGCTCCAGTAGTTGTAAACATTGGTGTGCCTGTGGTTAATATACCAGGATGTGTTGAGGCGACTGAAACTAATACTGCTAAAAATAATCAACTAAGAGAGGATGATCCTAATGGTGTGGTTACGTTTTGCGATTCTGGTGTTCCCAATTTTAATCCTCTTTCTTTTGAACCAAACCAGATGATTATGTCGGGTCCACCAAAAGTGGATACCAGATCACCAGATAGTCCAACACCACCTGAAGTTAAACCACCACAAACAAAAGCACCTGTTACTACTGCTGTCATAGAATGTCCTACAAAGGTACAGAAAGCACAAGAACCTATCGGAACATTAGTAGAAGGATTTAGAAAGAGAGTTACTGGTTATGAACTCATTGATAAGACATGTGTTCAGATAACAGAATCAGTAGGACTTCCTACACAAATTCTTGCTGGTCTACCTAGTGGTGGTCAGGTAGTACAAGTGGGTGGTGTGGCTGTCATTGCTACTACATCAGCACTATTAGCAAAACCGCTGGCAGACATACTATTGAAAGCAGTCAAACCAGCGGTTAAGAAAGTTATGAAAAAGATTGCTACCTTACGTGGTAAGAAACCTCCTATTTTGTCGTCAGGGGAGCGCCGAGCTGAGCAGCGTCAGATGAATGAGGCAGTACGGGTATTGCGTTCCGTCTTCCCGAGGAAGAAGAAGGGATAGCGTGAACGTGTGGATGCTTATGTCCTGGTGGATTGTTTACCACAACATCAGCACACACAGAATAGTATGGTGACTTAGGATGAAATTGAATTCCTTTCAACTTTAACTCACCACAATTTTTAAGACGAGCTATCTCAAAGTCTAATCTTTTATTAGCTGTGAGTTGTTGCATCATCGCGATGTTAGAACTCGCTGCTTCTTTACAAAGGTCTTGTAATTTTTTATCGGTAGGTGTGCTCCATGTCATAGAGAACCCTAGACCTAGACTATAATTATCTTTCTGTCCTGTTCTAGTCCTTTTGTTGAAAATAATATCACCAGGATTATCAATACGCCCATCTGGAATAGGTTTTCCATCATCATCGAAGGCACCGATGTTATCGGCAACATCATAAACAGGATCCATATAGTATGGTTCGTATGGTTTAGAAGCAGACATACTTCCTGTTACATACGGTGTGAAATTGCGAGTGGGACCTTGACATTGTATACCTCCACCGTAGGTATTCGTAATGTATGGTCCCTGAAGGACTTGTATAGCCTGGTTTGTAACGGAGCCTGAAGAGTTAGCAACAGGAGAAGCAGTAGCAGACACACCACCAATAGTCTCAGCATAAGAAGGACTAGCAAATAATAATGTTATTGGGAGAAGATACTTGTAGTATCGGTTATGCTTGTGACCTCCGTCACTCTTTGAATAATTGTTTGATTTTGTAATCCAGGACCGCTGTAAGTTTCTGTGAACTGAAACGCTGCTCCTGGTGTTGTCTGTGTGAATTGAGGTTTGCTTGTTACTCCAGCCCATGATGAAGTCACTCCATTAATAGTTACATTCGTAGCACCTGTTCCTGGTGAAAGGTTTCCTGATGCTGATACACCAGTGCCAGTAGCAGAATACTGATACCCAGTGTTATAATCCATCGAGTTGATGGTCTCAGTTACTGTCTGAGTCGTCTCTGTATGACTCGTCATTGAGCCCTGTGTGAAGTTAGGGATGACTGGAACCGCCATTACTGGAGTTCCAATCAAAAACATCATAAGAAATAATTTCTTCATGACTATTTACTCAATCTATTTAATGTAAATTTCAGATACAAATTGACCAGTAGCACTTGTACCTGCTCCACCTGCAGTCAATGACATGACACCAGCAGAATCGATAGAACCAGCCAAAGTACCAGCAACACCACCAGAAGTTGTCGTGACATTTCCAAACGCAGGTAAGGAAGGGACCACACCACTACTAACGGATGTTCCTGCTGTGTTGACTGCATCTCCGTAGACGAATCCTTCTGAAAAGGAAAATGCACTCCCTGCAGTAGTCACAGAGTAAGCGCCTTGAATCTGAGTAGCAGCAGCACTGGTGGTGCTAGGAGCTGTGATTCCACCAAAGGTTCCAGCAGTAATATTATTACCACTTACTGCATATGTGGATCCCATTCTACTTGCCTGTGATGCAGCAGAATCAACTGTAAGTTGAACAGATGTAGACATTCTTGATGTAATATCGGCATGTGCGGGTGCCGTCAACATTAACATTCCCATGAGCACTAATGTTCTCTTCATGAAGACACCATTAGATTTGTGGCTATTTATTGTTGGGGGCCTTGACAGCGGACCCAGGCCGTGTTATTATAAATAAGTCAGCAAGTTAAGGAACCAACACATTTCTTAACAAGACTTAACACCCCACAAACCAAGACCTATAGGGTGTATAAAAACGTCTTTCATATCCTTGCCTTAGGGTGGCGAGGAAATAGTAAAACCATCATTTCCCTGATGATCTTACTTTTTTCAATTCAATGGCTAACGCTACACTTTCAAGACAACAAACCTCTCCGTGGAATGATTTCTGCGATTGGGTAACTTCAACTAACAACCGTTTGTATGTTGGTTGGTTCGGTGTACTGATGATTCCTACGTTGCTTGCTGCAACTATCTGTTTCATCGTTGCTTTCGTAGCAGCACCTCCCGTCGATATTGACGGTATCCGCGAACCCGTAGCTGGTTCACTAATGTATGGCAACAACATCATCTCTGGTGCAGTTGTTCCTTCTTCAAACGCAATCGGTCTCCACTTCTATCCCATCTGGGAAGCAGCATCACTCGACGAGTGGCTGTATAACGGCGGTCCTTTCCAACTGGTTGTCTTCCACTTCCTGATCGGCATCTACGCCTATATGGGACGTGAGTGGGAACTTTCATACCGTTTAGGTATGCGTCCATGGATCTGTGTTGCTTACTCCGCACCAGTCGCTGCTGCGAGTGCAGTCTTCCTCGTATATCCTTTCGGTCAAGGTTCTTTCTCCGATGCTATGCCTCTTGGTATCTCTGGTACTTTTAACTACATGCTTGTATTCCAAGCAGAACACAATATCCTTATGCACCCGTTCCACATGCTCGGTGTTGCTGGGGTATTCGGTGGATCTTTGTTCTCTGCTATGCACGGAAGTCTCGTTACTTCCTCACTCGTTCGTGAAACGACTGAAACAGAGTCACAGAACTACGGTTACAAGTTCGGACAAGAAGAAGAGACATATAACATCGTCGCAGCACATGGTTACTTCGGTCGTTTGATCTTCCAATACGCATCATTCAACAACTCACGTTCACTCCACTTCTTCCTAGCAGCATGGCCTGTAGTTGGAATCTGGTTCACCGCACTGGGCGTAAGCACCATGGCATTTAACCTCAATGGATTCAACTTCAACCAGTCCATCCTTGACGGACAAGGACGTGTGCTCAACACCTGGGCAGATGTGCTCAACAGAGCAGGTCTCGGAATGGAAGTCATGCATGAAAGAAACGCGCATAATTTCCCGCTTGATCTTGCAGCAGCTGAGTCCACACCTGTGGCCTTGATTGCTCCTTCTGTTGGTTGATATGCAACCTGGTAGTCTTTACCCCATCACAACATATGTGGTGGGGTTTTTTATAGGTATTTTAACTGTTGCAATTCCCCTAATTTGTGTGATACTATTATGATTGGTAAACTTGATCCAGAGGAACGTATTATGAATGACATTCTCGATGACCCTTATTCTAGGTATCTTGAGTTACGTCAAATTGATGAACTCAAAGATCTTTTTGACAAATATGGATGGGAAGCATCTGACGATATTGTAATTGAAATGGCAGGAACTCAAGTCTCTGGTATCGATGTTGGAGAAGAGTACAATAAGAAGTGGCAATCACCTATTGGTACTCGTAAGTGCAATAAAGAAGCATTTATTGTCATCAAAAATCTCTCCAGAGATCCATGGACTCCTTCTCAACCTATGGATAGAGAACACAAACCTCAACATCCATATTCATCATGAATCTGATAACAAAAGACAGTCCTCAGTATTTTGAACTAACATCTGAAGAATCTTATGATCGTCATGATTATAAAGTAGTTATGAAAGATGGTAGATCATTCATAACTGGCGATTGGGAAAATGCTCAACTCATCTGGTTTCAAAATCCATCACAATTAATATCACACATAGAGGTTTTGGATAAACTCAACACAACCACAAAAAAATCAAAAGGAGGATTTAAATAAAATGGTTGCTTCAACATTACAACAACAACGGAGGGGATGGTTCGATGTCCTGGACGACTGGGTTAAACGGGATCGCTTTGTCTTTGTGGGTTGGTCTGGACTATTACTTCTTCCCACTGCTTATCTGGCCATTGGCGGCTGGCTTACTGGCACAACTTTTGTTACGAGTTGGTACACCCATGGTCTTGCTAGTTCCTACCTTGAAGGTGCTAACTTTCTCACAGCAGCTGTCTCGACGCCTGCTGATGCTATGGGTCATTCTCTTCTTCTACTTTGGGGTCCTGAATCTCAAGGGGACTTTCAGCGGTGGTGCCAACTTGGAGGGCTTTGGTCCTTTGTTGCTCTCCACGGTGCATTTGCCCTTATAGGTTTCATGCTTCGTCAGTTTGAACTGTCACGTCTCATTGGTATCCGTCCTTACAATGCTATTGCGTTCTCTGGTCCTATTGCTGTCTTCGTTAGTGTCTTTCTCATCTACCCTCTGGGTCAATCAAGTTGGTTCTTCGCTCCATCTTTTGGAGTGGCAGCAATCTTCAGATTCCTCCTCTTCCTACAAGGATTCCATAACTGGACTCTAAACCCCTTCCATATGATGGGAGTTGCTGGTATACTAGGTGGAGCACTACTCAGTGCTATTCATGGTGTGACTGTAGAAAATACATTGTATGAAGATGGAGAACAATCAAACACATTTAAAGCCTTTGATTCCACTCAGGAGGAGGAGACCTATTCGATGGTTACAGCGAACCGTTTTTGGTCGCAAATCTTCGGGATTGCGTTTAGTAATAAGCGTTGGTTGCACTTCTTTATGTTGTTTGTTCCTGTCATGGGTCTTTGGACATCTTCTATTGGCATCATTGGGCTTGCTTTTAATCTTCGTGCTTATGATTTTGTAAGTCAAGAGATTCGTGCAGCAGAAGATCCTGAATTTGAGACATTCTATACAAAGAACATACTTTTAAATGAAGGATTGAGAGCATGGTTGGCACCTGCTGATCAACCACATGAGAATTTTATATTTCCAGAGGAGGTATTACCGAGAGGCAATGCACTCTAACCTTTAATAAGGATTCTTCTTATTAAAACTTCGACCCTAAACTTTAATACGAAATGAACTTAACATACATTGTCGTATGGATTATACTTCTCATCTTTTTCCTTGTCACTCAGAATCCTGACGATGATGATGATCAAGATGGTGGTATGATGGTCCCATCTTACCAAGGAAACTAATATGAATAGTTTTGAAGTCACACTTTACTTTATATGCTTCGCTCTCATTGCTGGTGCTGCCTTTGCTATGATGTGGGCTAACATTCAATCTATTAACATAGAGATGAGGACTCCTCCCAAACCAAAGCATCCTGAAGCACCACAAGCAGGTGAAGAGTTAATGTATGTGGATTTGTCTAGAGAAAAACTGGAAGATCTTTACAAGGACTAAACCACTTCCTAAACTGTCCACCACCTCTTCACAGGGGTGGTTTTTTCTGTTATAATTAGATATATAAGTGGTTTTGGTATGAAATTTATAGGTCTGCGATTAGATGATCATGATTCAAATATCACATATACTGACGGCACGAAGGTTAAATATACGAACTGTGAAAGAAATTATCAATGCAAACATTATGGTCTTGATGATTTAAACACATGGACTAGTATTATTAAACGATGGAAAGTGAATCCATCTGAGGTTGATGCGATTGCAATTATTATCGATAAATCTTTACATGGACATATACAATACAATGAAGATGATTTGTTTTCTATTGTAGAATTAAAAATTTTCAGAGTTCTTGGATTTGAATGTCCTATTTACAGAGTCGATCACCATTATGCCCATGCGTTAAGCATATGGCCTTTGGGAATAAAACCAACAGTTAGTATTATTTCTGATGCGTTTGGAGATGATAGTACTAACTTCTCAGTTTTTAGGGATGATAAAATTATTACTAGATTGAAGAGATCCAATGAAATAAGTTCTTTAGGGTATAGATCTTTTGAGAGCATTGCTATGTCATTAACTTTTGTTGGCAATTTAATAAAAATTGTTGGAGATCCTTTAGATCATGCTGGTAAGATTATGGGGATGAAAGCTTATGATTCTTCAGTCTCTACTCAAAAAGACATCTTCAATTTAGAAAATATTTCAAGTGTATGGGAATCTTTTGATTGGGATTCGGTTGATATCAATGACATTAAAGATTTTGATAAAATATGTTCTTGGGTATCAAAAGCACATACTTTTTCGGAGAGAGTGTATGCTGATATTTTTGTCAATTATACGGATAAAAATGACATTATATGCTATAGTGGTGGTGTAGCACAGAATACTGTGATCAATAGTGAGATTAAAAAAGTTAGGCCCAACTTACATATTCCTCCTCACTGTAATGACTCTGGATTATCTCTAGGTGCTGTGGAGTTTCTTAGAAAATATTACGATCAGGAAGAATTTGATACTACAGGATTTCCTTTTTGGCAGGATGATGAAGCACCAAAGACTATTCCTAGTAAAAAAACTATTAAGGATACTGCAGAAAGGTTGGCAAGAGGAGAGATCGTTGGGTGGTATCAGGGTCATGGTGAAGTTGGCCCCAGAGCATTAGGAAACAGAAGTATTTTAATGAACCCATCCATTTCTAATGGTAAAGATTTAATCAATTCTAAAGTAAAAAATAGAGCCTTCTATAGACCCTTTGGTGCATCTGTTCTGGAAGAAAAATCTTCTCAATACTTTAACTTCTCTCACCCCTCTCCTTATATGCTTTATGTCATGGATATGATTGATACAGAATTATATCCATCAGTTACACATGCTGACGGAACTTGTAGGGCACAGACTGTATCTCAAGATCTTGAGGTATACTATTCTCTAATTGAAGAATTTGAAATGCTTACTGGAATTCCGATGTTATTAAATACATCTTTAAATGTTGGTGGTAAACCTATTGCAGCATATAAAACTAATGCATTGGATATTTGGTGTGGCACAGAACTTGACACATTAGTATTTGGAAACGAAGTATTTTCACATGAATGATTTTAAATAGGTATCTAAAATGAAAGTAATTGTAGAAGGAAAAGTCAAAACTGTATATGCAGGTGATGATGCACAGCAAGTCATCATTGAGTATCATGACAAGGTAACAGCTGGTAACGGTGAGATGGTTGATCATCCACTGGGCAAAGGTTCTCTTTGCTGTAGTATTTCTGCTCTTATCTTTGAGAAACTTGCCAAAGAACATATCCCAACTCATTACATCAATATGGTTGGTGCTAACAAGATGATCTGTAGGAAAGTAGACATCGTTCCACTGGAAGTTATTTGTAGGAACCGTGCTGCTGGATCTATTGTTCGTGAGACAACTCTTCGCGAAGGTTACTCACTACCACATCCTATTGTTGAGTTCTTCTTGAAGGATGATAGCAAGCATGATCCTCTGTTGACACCTGATCGTGTAAAATTAATGGGATATGATCCTGAACCTTTCATTGAGATGACACTTCGTATCAATGACATCCTTCGATCATTGTTCTACATCTTAGGCATTGATCTGGTTGACTTTAAGATTGAATTCGGTTACACTGCCCATGGTGAGCTGCTACTTGCTGATGAGATCAGTCCTGACAGTATGAGATTGTGGAAGATTGGTGGTGATGAGAGATTTGATAAGGATCTATTCAGAAACGATGAAGGTGATATTGTCCCTGCCTATCGTGAGATCCTTGACCGACTACAACCCTTGGCAATCCAATGACTGAAAAACAACTTGACAAGATCCGTTTTAGATTTGGTGGAGGATGGTATGATACTTGGTGGTTAGCAATCAGTGAAAGGTTTGATTCATTAAACTCATTAGCATCGTGGGAACCAGACTTCTTTGATCTCATCAATAAGGGATGGTTGGAGATGTACTATGTGCCACCAAAGAAAGAAAGTAAAGAAGAGTTTATTAAGTCGTTCTTTATAAACAGCAACCCATACTACAACGAGAAGTATTACGGATATGAAACATGAAACTAATTAAGTTCACCCGTGATTGTGATTTTGGACAAGATTGGTATGTCCAAGTATTATTCACCAAACGATGGGCACTTTTTCAAGCATCAGCACATTGGTATGAGTATCCTGTTTGGCCTTTTCTTCAAATCCAATCTGGTATGGGCAATCTAATTTCTATTTTGTTTAGTGTTTATAAGTTTGGATTGAATATTGGATTACTGGAACGCACTTGGAGATTTTGAATGAAACACCACATCCCTGACATCATTAGAAAGAATTCTTTTGATTGCTTCAAGAGTTTGAATGCTGCTGAGAGAGCAGTTGTTATGTTTGGTGAGGAAGAGTATCGTAAATCATTAGACCTTGAGAATGATGATGCTCCCTGTTGGAAGATACCAAGTGGAGAGTCAACATCTTTTGTTGGTTGGAACCCTATGTGTATCCCAACAATGGATTACATAGTATGGAAACTAAAACGTCGTGAACAAATTGCCAGAGGTGAAATCATTGGATAAATTATCTAAAGAAGAGATGAGATCTAAGATCAAAGAGTTCTCTACACTTCTCAAAAGTCAAAGAGAACACTGGGACAAGGAAGATAAGATTGGATTCACATATTCTTGTGATCTAATCTCACAATCATTGATTACTTTGTACATTCGTTTGGGAAGAGACTGATGGATTATAAAACTTCTGGAGTTGACATTCAAAAGGGCCGATCCTTTGTAGAATATCTTAAGGTGATGGCACCTAATATTGGTGGGTTTAATGGAATGATGGAGATCCCATCAGGATATGAGAAACCCGTGTTGGTATCTGGTGCTGATGGTGTTGGAACTAAAATTAACATTTGTAGGATTGCTTTTGATTACACCACTATTGGTCAGGATCTCGTTGCTATGTGCGTCAATGACGTTATATGTTCTGGTGCTAAACCATTATATTTTCTAGACTATATCTCTGCCAAATCCCTTGATGCTAATGTGAGTGATATTGTGTATGGAGTTGTCAAGGCATGTGAGCTCACTGGAATGTATCTTCTAGGTGGAGAAACGGCAGAGCATTACAGAGCAAATGACTATGACCTTGCTGGTTTCTGCACTGGTATTGTAGAGAAGAATGAGATTGTTGATGGTAGTAACATCCGACCTGGTGATGTAGTCATTGGTATTGAAAGCAGTGGTCTTCATAGTAATGGATACACACTGGTCAATGATATGCTGTGGAGAAATTATATCTACTATAAGGAGATGCCAGAGCTGTTGGTGCCAACCACCATCTATGCTGGTTTGATCCAACACCTGTTGGATGAAGTTCCCATCCTAGGCATGGCACACATCACGGGAGGAGGACTGCCTGAGAACCTCCCACGATGCCTTCCAAGGGGTCTCACAGTTGACGTTGACTATTCTGCTTGGGAGAGACCAGAACTCTTCACCAAGATCCAGCAGGCAGGAGATATTGCTGAGGAAGAGATGAGAAATGTATTCAATCTTGGTATTGGATTCTGTTTGGTTGTGCCACAAGAAGTAGCAACACTAACTCAAACTCTGATTGCTGACACACCATTTGGCATGAGATCATGGATCATTGGAGAAGTTAAATGCTAACTGTCACTAACCATTTAGCCGCTTTTTGGACTGTTGTGGTGATGAATTGTATTCATCCAGTTAATTGGCAATCATGTCTTCCAGTTCATGAATGGCTGATTCCAGAAGTAAGTCAGGGATTACAAATATATTTTGATAAAAAGTTGGATTTTTTGTATAAGAATGAGCGAGATTACCTAGATAATGTAGTCAAGTAAAACATATGAAAAGTTTTATTCGGTTCACTATTCTGGCAGTAATTGCTGCAATGATTTTTTTCATACCCAAGACAGCATATGCATTGGATGTGCAAATGGGATCCAATGGAAATCTAGTATTTGATCCTGCAGAAGTCACTATTCAAGCTGGCGAATCTGTCCATTTTATCAACAATATGCTCCCTCCTCATAATGTTATTGTCGAGGGTCGTCCTGATCTTGGTCACGAATCCCTGGCAATGTTACCAGGTGATGACTTTGAGATTGCATTTACTCAGGCAGGTGACTATACTTATTGGTGTGCCCCCCATAAAGGTGCTGGAATGATCGGAACGGTGCATGTGGAATGAGCGCATTATTTGTCTTTGGATTTATTGCATTACTAACATTTGGAATGTATATAACATGGCCACTGCCATATAGAGGAGGAGGAACAAAATGAAAGTTGGAATGATTGGTTTAGGTCGTACTGGTGAAGGTATGTCCCGCCGTATGATGGAAAAAGGAATTGAAGTCTGGGGTTATAGTAGCACTAACTATGAGAGTGCCTGTGGACAATATGAAGCAGGATATATTAGTGGATGTGTAACTTCACTAGAGTATCTTGTTCAAGCAGTTAAATCTGATGGTCTTAGATACACTAGTGCAGGTAAAGTTCCTGGCATCTTTCAAATCACACTTCCAGAAAAAAAGGTAGAAGACACACTTGATGAGTTATTACCTTTACTTGAAGAGGGTGATATCATTATTGATCATAGTAGTAATGATGTTTCAAAATGTCAGGAACTAGAAAAGTATTGTTCTAAGTTAGGTATATCTTATATCCACTCTGGAGTGTATGGATCACCTTACGCTATTGATATTTGCTCTAGCATTTTTCAATCTCTATCTCCTGGTAATGTGATCTGATGCCACATGAATTCGACCCTTGTGAAGCACCTGTCGAAGGTGAAGTTGATAAGTGGGGTTTTACTATCAAACCTACTATCAGTGATGATGAATTAATTCTTCGATGTTTAAAGAATGCTCCTTGTGGATCTGACAAAAAACAAGTAATGAATTTAATTAAAATCTACGAAGAGAAAACCAATGACCTTAGCTGATGTCTTACTTTGGGGAACGATCCCCTTTCTATGTGCCACAATCTATTTCGGGTACAGAAAAGGTGAAAATGTCTACTACGAAAGTGACAAGTATGACGGAAATGGAACAGCGCATTAAGATGAGACATGCGTTTGCCATGTCATCATTTGCTAGAATGTTTACTCCAAACAAAATCACATATGAGATGAGACATCTTTGTAATGAATGGTCTAAGATTGAAGAACAACCACCCCATGGTGATTTGTATAAAGTTGATCGTTACTTTCTAGAACTTTGGAAAAATAAAAACAACATTGTAAATTAATTCATATGGATTTAAGCCACTTAGTAATATTACTAATTCCCTTGATGTTTGGACTTGTTATATTTTTTTCAGCAATTCTTACAGATCAATGATGTTACAGTTAGCTAGATTCTGTGGAACAGTATTAAACAATCCATATGGATTGGGGTTCCTTTCAACTATTTTAATTTTTGTTCCTATCCTTGGAATGTGGGCTGTCCACAAATATGATTGGCAACATTGGGAACCTTTTGCGAAAAAACATCCCTAGATAATATGAATCTCCTTCTCCGTCCGCATGAAAACGTCAATGACCCAGTTTGGAGTGTTATTTTTAGTATTATCCTTCTCTTGATCGGAGTCGGATATTGTGTCTATACAATTTTAAATTACGATGATGGAAAAAACGATGCCCAGGAATCAAATCACGAAAATTGATATGCTCGCAAGAGTATACAAAGTCAAAACCTCTCTTTACGATGGGAAACAAATTGATAAGTCAGCTGAATGGCATGATGGTGCTCATAAAGCTTTAAATGATGTGCTTAACATCCTTGACGAATTCAGAAACTAATGTTAAAGTCCCTGATATGAAATATACTCATAATTATATGAAGATCTTCCTAGATACCGCTGATACTGATATCATCAACGAATACTTCAAAACTGGTTTGGTGGATGGTGTGACTACCAATCCAACATTGATCATGAAAAGTGGTCGAGATCCAGAAGATGTGTATCAAGAAATTAAAGATCTTGGTGTTCGTGACATCAGCATGGAAGTGGTTGGTGATGAAGGTGAAATGTATCGTGAAGGCAAGCGTCTTTATGAAAAATTTGGTGATGTATGCACTGTAAAAGTCCCTTGCACCCGTGAAGGACTAGCAGTCTGTAAATCACTCTCCGATCAGAACATCAAAGTCAATGTCACATTGATCTTCAGTGCCGCTCAGGCGATCTTGGCAGCAAAGGCTGGTGCAACATATGTCTCACCCTTCGTGGGACGCCTAGACGACCAATCTGTGGCGGGTCTAGAGGTCGTTCGTTCTATCTCTGAACTCTATCGTATTCATGGTGTTCAAACTAAAGTTCTTTCAGCATCGATTCGTAGTGTTCAACGTGCTGTTCGTTCGTGGTACAATGGAGCTGACATCTGCACCATGCCACCAAAGGTATTTGATCAGATGTATGACCACATTCTGACTGATAAAGGTCTAGAGATCTTTGACAATGATTGGAAAGCGGTTCAAAACCAAAATTAACTTTTTAATTCCATATATCGGGGTAAAAATTTCCCAGGCTTTTTTCGTTCTATAGGATTTTTTAAAAATGGCACAAGGATTTGATGTAGATGGTGTAGAGGTTGAAATTCCCGCTGAAGACATGAGTCGTCTTATCAAAAGATATAAGAAATTGAAAAAATATGAGAAGTCAACTCTACATACCATCCAAAAACTGAATGGTAATAGAACTATCATTGATGAATTGACTGAAGAATCTCAGAATTTTGAACAACTTGACTAAATAACGTATGGGGTCTATAATAGACCTGTCGTTCATCTCACATTGAGTGAGACGCAAGTAAGTCGCGGAACGGAGTATCGTTCATCCCATGTTAGAACTATTATTCTATACAACACTCACATGTACTCAAACTGATGCTATCATGCTGAAGATTGAGAAGAATTCTAATCTTAGCAATATAGTTAAGATTGAACTGATTGAGACCCTTAAGGACTCAGCACCAGAATGTGAGTGGTACTGGGACGCAAACGACTGAAGGAACGGGGATTAAAAACCCTAACTTCAGGAGACTGACAAATGAACACACTAAACATGATCAAGAAGCAGATCACCAAAGCATCTGCTCTTCACGACGCACAGATTAGTCACACCTCATATCGTGGTGTTGAGTATACAACACGTTGTGTAGAATCAAAAGAGACCCATGGTACATTCTGTTATCGTGGTAAACTTTACACTAAGTGATTAACGTAATTTAAAGAAGAGCGGGGTTGCGGCCCCGCTTTTTTTATGGTATGATACGTGGGAACGTCAGACATGCAATGGACCAAGTTCAGATTTGGAAAGAGAGGTATGATGCTCTCGCCCGATGGGTCGAAGACAATGTTACAGAAGATGATGATCCCAATCTGTGTAAATGCAAACCTGGAGCACTAGATTCATTGCATCTCGGAAGGATTAAATACTTAGAAGCACAGATCGAAAAATACGAGCAAGAAATTGCAATTTTGAAAACAAATCTAGAGGACCATGGCTATGACAGTTGATCAACTTCGTGACAAACTGATTACAGATGTTGAAGAGTTTTACTGCTCAAGATCAACGTATCTTATGGATTATGATCTAAGATATCTTGATTGTTTATTTGAGGAATTTGTTGTAGATGGTGAAGAACCTGATGAGTGGTTATTCATGAATGATATGACAAATGTCTCATAAATTTGTAGTAGGGATGCGAGCTAGATATCGCACAAATACTGGTGTAATTGATTTTATAGATACTGCGTACATCAGAATCAAATTACCAGCAGCACCAGGTAGAGATGAACCACTTCTTTTGGTTTTTCCTCACTCTTGGAAGGATGTTGAAATTTTAGATAATACTAAAAAATGACCTTTATCGTTTATTCAAAGGAAAACTGTCCACATTGCTCAAAAATTAAACAAGTTTTAGAGTTGACAGAACAAAAGCATGTGGTCTATACTCTTGGTGTAGACTTCACTCCAGAGGATTTTTATGGAAAATTTGGTGAGGGTAAAACCTTTCCACAAGTGACTATTAATGGACAAAATATTGGAGGCTGCAGTGAAACAATCAAATACTTCCGAGAGCAGAGGATCCTCTGATATACCACTAAATAGAGGCGTAGAACTAATCCTCAACGGAGTCAAAAACCCAAAGCAATTACTTGATCTGAACCTTAAACAAGGATTTAGGTTATTCAAAAGAAAAATCTCAATTAGTTTTGCATTTTCTTTTGACATAAAAAAAACATAAAGTCTAGGAGAGGATCCATGTTAGCAGTCTCACTTGTTTTAGGAACATTCATCTTAATTGGTGCCTTTCTTACAGGATTTATTTTTGGATGGATTATAAGAGAAAATGTTATATCATTTAATATTCCTCAGGGTCTACATCCAGAAATGTACGACGAACAAGGTGGCATTCTTCCAGACCAATTGATTGCATTTCGTTTTGAAAATGGATTTGAAGACGAAGAAGAAGAAATCGACTAAAAATGGAGTTTAATTATGGCTAAAAAATTACCACCAAACCCGCTACAATCTGAAATTTTACAAGCTGTATCAAGCGCAAAAACTAAATCAGCAAAAGTAGAGCTCCTCAGGGAGTATCGTAACCCTGCTTTAGTTTCTTTACTTATTTGGAATTTTGATGAATCTATCAAGAGTGCTATTCCAGAAGGTAAAGTACCATACACCGAAAATGATAAACCTATTGGTGATGGTATTTCTCGTCTTGGCAGCAATCAAAGAATGTTTTATAATTTTGTAGAGGGAGGAAATATAGATCTCACTCGCACTAGACGTGAAGCACTTTTCATTGAATTGCTTGAATCTCTCCACAAAGATGAAGCAGAGTTACTGTGTTTAGTAAAGGATAAAAACATTGGAAGCAAATACAGAGTTACAAGAAACGTTATTGCCGAAGCCTTCGAGGACATCGTATGGGGAAATAGAGCCTAATATGTCTTGGACCGAGGAAGAAAAATCTCTAACTAGAGAAAAATATGGATGTACAATTCTAATGACGGATTGTAGTCCATCTGATGCTAAGGATAAAAGTCTTCCTACGGATGCTTTTCTAGTAGAGTATCAAATTGATGGTGAGACTTATTATGATGTCACTAGAGCTCAAAAAGAAGTTAAACTTTTTGATATGTACTATGATAAGTTTGGAAAAGGATTTGTGAAATTTTTCTTGGACAAATGGAACTATCAAACCAAAACTCTGGGGATATAAACCAGTTGAGGAAAAGAAGAAAAAACGCTGAGGATGTGCTAAGATGTATGAGGAACTAAATTGTTTTGAAGAAGCACTCAAGCACTTCGGAACAAGAGTCGAGATCATCACTGCTATGGAAGTAGCACGTAAGATATCACCTGAAGATGCCTATCAGATGATTAAGGATGAACTCAAAGATGTGAAAAAATGTCGTAAACTTTTTAAGAATGAATCATGTTAAACTGATCTCTGTTACTCCTGATGCAGAGAAAAATATTGCGTATTGTGCCCGTGTAAGCAACCCCAACAATCAAGAGAACGAAAAGATCGCTGGTCTTCTTAAATACTGTATCAATCATAAGCACTGGAGTATTTTTGAACAAGCATATATGACTCTTGAGATCAGTACGACCAGGGGACTTGCTGCTCAAATCTTACGTCATAGATCTTTTACATTCCAAGAGTTTTCTCAACGGTATGCTGATAGCTCTATGCTAGCAACTAAGATTCCTCTGCCAGACTTACGTCGTCAAGATACTAAGAATCGTCAGAATTCTACTGATGATTTGGATGCTTTTCATAAGCAAGAATTTGAGATCGCTATTGAGAGGCATTTTTCATCTGCAATGGATCTATATCAAACCATGCTTGATCATGGTGTGGCAAAGGAATGTGCTCGTTTTGTGCTTCCTTTGGCCGTACCCACAAAAATTTACATGAGTGGCTCAATTCGCTCATGGATTCATTATATCGATCTGAGATCTGCTAATGGTACTCAGAAAGAACATATGGATATTGCCAAAGAGTGTATGTGTGTTTTTGCAGGAGAATTTCCTGTAATATCCGAAGCACTTGGTTGGGTAAGTCATAGTGAATGAGTCCATTTATCTAAAGAATAATTTTTTTAGTGATTATGAGTGTGATTTTCTAATTTCCTACTATAGGGATCGAGAATCCTCAACTCATTACTATGAGTGTAATCAGACACATACTCTAACGATACTTTCAAGTGTTGTGAACAATATTGATGATGCACTGAGACCATTTTATGATAAAATTCAGAATATACTCACAAAAATAGAAGGGCCAAATCTTTATGTAAATGTTTCTGAAATTGTAAAATGGTCTCCTGATTCATCAAAAATGAATCAACATCTGGATAGAGAGGAAGATCTATTTGGAGTCATCATTTATTTGAATGATAACTTTATTGGTGGAAAAACTTATTTTGAAAATGGCATCATGATAAGTCCAAAGAAAGGTAGTATTCTTCTTTTTACGGGAAATAAAATTAAGCATGGTGTCACACCAACAATAAACGGTGATAGACTTACATTAACTTGTTGGATTAGATCCAAATAACGTCTAAATAATTGAGTTGGGATTTTAATTTATGGCAACATATCCAGTTGTCCACCTTAAAACGGGTGAGACAAAAGAGGTGAAAATGAGCATACATGAATGGGACCAGTGGAGAACAGATAATCCCGATTGGTCAAGAGATTATTCAGATCCTAGCACCTGCCCTGGTGTTGGGGAAGTTGGTGAGTGGCGCAACAAATTAGTTGCTAAAAACCCAGGGTGGAATGATGTGCTCGGAAGAGCCGCAAAGATGCCTGGTTCAAACGTCAAAAAAATCTAGTAAACCTCAACCTATGCCTGCAAAAAAGAGAAAGAATTCATCTCATCAACCAGTTGGTGCTGGTCTCACTGCCAAGCAGATGAAGCGCAAAAAACCTATCAACTCAGACTTGATGGTTGACATTAATCCTCTCACAGATAATCAAAAGAAATTTTTTGATGCCTACAGTGAAGGAAAACAACTAGTTGCATATGGATGTGCTGGAACTGGTAAAACGTTTATTGCTCTTTACAATGCACTCGCAGACGTTCTAAACGAA